GTACATTCCCCCGTCGTGTCGGCAAAGGCGCGGCCCGCAAGGCTTACGAGAAGGCGATCAAGATTGCGCCTCCCGACGAGATCATGACCGGCCTCGCCAGGCAGCTCGAATATCTCGAAAGCCGGCCCATGGAGTTCCGGCCGCATCCCAGCACATGGCTAAATCAGGAGCGATGGAGCGATGAACCACAGCCGGTCGCCAACAACAATCAACGTAGGACGATAACCGATGTCGCGAGAGACTTCATCGAGAGAAGCAACAACGATAGCCGCTCTCCTTTCGGGATTCCCTACCTCCAGCGCCATTGATCCAGGGGCACAGTTTCACGCCTACCGGATGGCTGTTGATGGTCTTCCGATCGAGGCAATCGAGAATGCAGCCCGTGCCTACCTCCAAGGCAAGGTAAAGCGAGACGACAACCGTTTCGCCCCTTCCTGCGCAGAATTTGCAGAACGTTGCAGGGATGAGGCGAACATGATGGCAGCACAGCGCCGGCCAAGGATAGAGCCGCCGCCTCCGAAGCCCGAGGCCCCAAAGGTCAGCAAGGAAAAGATGGATCTCCTCCGCCTCGCCATGAAAGGCAGCGAAGGTGCCAAGAGCAAGCTTAGAAAGATGGGTTACAGCATATGAACGCCTCCAGTTTGAGTACCCTAGAAGCCCAGAGACTGCATTACGCGGAGGTGCGGAAGCGGCTGTATGGAAAGCCCGTCAAGGTCATCCCTACAGCGCCGAAGATCGAGCAACCTGCGTTCGTCCCGAAGTTTCTCCATCTGCAGCCATTGTGGAAGCGGGAGTACATCCACTTCGATGCACACCTGAACGACTGGCGCATCGAGCTATTGGCGCGGTCCAGCCCGCTCAAGGCCTACATCATCCGTCGATCGGCAGAGCTTGGCTATGACTTCGACCACACCATGAAGCGCAGCCGCAAACGAGAGATTGTGAATGTTCGCCATCTCATCATGTGGGAGATCAAACGCCTCGTGAAGCCCTCGATCAGCTATCCAGAGCTTGGCCGGCTATTTGGTGGGTACGACCACACTAGCTGCCTAAGCGCCGTCCGTAGCATCGACCGGAAAAGGTCAAATGAACTCGCTGGAGAGGCCAGATGAGCATCGCATACGTTATTGAGCGGTTGGAAATGGCGAGTGGGCCGGATCGAGATCTTGATGAGCTTATTGCTGCGGCTCTGTTTCCAGAACACGAATTCATGCAATTGAAAGACGCGCCTGAAGGCGTCGGTTGCATGATGTATCGTTGGCCGGATGGTCAACAGGTTTCGGCGCTGAGGGCAACATCTTCGATTGATGCTGCCGTAAAGCTCTATGAGCTGGTCTTACCAAGACACGACCTCTTCATTGAGAACTATGGGGGCGAATGGTTTTCGTCCATCAAGGACCGCTTTGAGAAGAAGACCTACATGTCCAGAGCCAATTGCAAGAATGGCGCAATCGCTACATGCCAAGCCATTCTAAGTGCTCTCCAGGCCAAGGGAGAGGCCAGATGAACGCGCATGAGAAGGGCATAGAGGCTGCGCTACGCATTGTAGAAGACGACTGGAACGTCGGCTCCAAGAGACAGATGGCAGCGTCAATGGGCGCCTGTATATCCGCCTATCTCGAAGCAAGCGGCATGGTGATGGTGCCGAGGGAGCCGACGCACGAGATGATGCAGGCTGCCTTCGAGGCAATGTTCGTAGGCGAGTGGGACGGGACCCAAGCACCTATGATCGGCGCAGGTTTTGACGCAGCCATCGCCGCCGCTCCCTCTCCCTTCTCCCAAGCCAACACAGAGGAAGAGAAGAATGCTTGAACCGCAATACGGAAGCTTCCCCGTCAATGAAGTGGAAGCCGCGCAACCTACGGCGCAACTAAGATGGTCCAAAGATGGAAAGCTGCAAAGCTTGTGGCTCATTGTCACCTATCAGGGCGCAGCCCCTGGCCGCCAGAGAAATGAATGGCGCGACGTTCCCACGGAAGGAGAGGCGGAGTGACGGACGCTCAAGTCACCATAGCATTGACCGGTGTAGTTTTCGTCGCGTTCTCGGTCTGCATCTGCATCGTTTTGAGGAAGGTCGATGATCTTCTGAAGCGAGTTTCTTCCCTGATCGAACAAATCCCGGATTGACGAGGTAACAGGCATGGCGGCGGCAAAGAGTGAGACGATCACTGTAAGACTCTCTCCCGAGGTTAGGGAGAAAATGGAGACGGTGAGAAATGCGATGCCCTACAAGCCTACGGTGACTGTGATTATCGAGCGCGGGATTGAGCTTGCCCTCGCTGAGATAGAACACATGACCGGCATATCGGCAGATCACTTGAAGAACATCAGAGATAACGGGGCATAAGCAACATGGCGGCGACGAAAGCGGCGAAACTGAGAGCAAAGCGGGCTTCTCGTGGAAGGCCCCCACGAGAAGATGTAAACAGGACAGATAGTGGCCGCATATCGCGAGCTGCCAATCAGGATGACCCAGCCTACAAGGTGGCAAAGGAAACGCGCATGAGGCTTTTCGCGCTCTCCAGCGAGGACGCTAGCCAGCCGGAAGCGAATTCCGTCATCGGCAGGCTGAAGCTCTCGGGCGAGATATCCCATGACCAATACGAGGCGCTGGACCGCTTCATATGCAGCCACCAAAGCTATATGAAAGCAATCCAGGCCCCGGACAGTCTGAAGGTTCCGGGAGCAGGATCGAGAGTCGGCGACGAGGAAGCGGATATTGAATGGCGTCTTTCCGTCGAGCGGAAATACAAAGACGCCAGACGGGCCATTCGTGACGCGCAGAACTACTGCAACGGGAACCTCTATGCCGCGATCGACTACATTGGCTTTCGCAACGAGTTTCACGGGCACATGATAGGGGATCTTCGGCTTGTGGGTAACGTATTGATTCGGCACTATGGATTGACACGAGACGCTTGACGGTGAGGAGCAAATCACCTAATTTCGTCCTCAACTGTTATAGCCCGAATGCGTCTCAAAATCCGTGTTCGGGCTTTTTGATTCGAGTTTGAAGTGGTTCCAAGGGATTGGCATTAGATAGACAGCCGGTCGCGAGGCAACTGATATCAGCCACTTCAACATAGGTCGCCCGCTTCGGCGTAGAAAAATAGAGCGCGTGTAGGTCCGAGCGCAGGCAGCGTATAGATTGAGCGAAAGTCGGGAAGTGCGCACGGTACCGATGATTAGCGAACGAGCCTTCGGACCAGAGCATTCCAAAGCCCATTCGCCTGTAGGCAGGCATGTATAGAGATCGGGAAGAGTTGCCGAGCTGATCACTCGGTGAAGGGCAAGAGCGCTACGCCTAGAGTTGTCCACCCCACTTCCCGTACCCATAGTGACCCCAGCCTTTCGGCTGCGTACATCGAGATCGGGAAGTGAGCTTAGACCGGCCGGCAATACTCCGTACCTCGTGCAAGTCGAGGCTTCCCGACACCACTCCAACGGCAGCTAACGCTGTTCGTTCTCAAGACCCGAAAGGGCAGCAAAGCAAGCCTCGCAATCCGCCGGCCATGACGATGGAAACGCCGGTCGGCCCGGGGCCTCTGCGATCCCAGGGAGTTATCGTCAAGCTCCTTGGGCCTATCTATAGCGACCCCGGAGTAAGCCTCCGCATACAGCCCGTCTTCGGATTATCACCGAGGGCGGGTTTCGCTTTTCAGGAGATGGGCATGAGCCACCTTACCGACAACCCTGAACTGATGGTCGAAGCGTTGGCCGTTCTCGTCCGCAAAATGGGTGGGCAGGTTACGATCAGGCCCGCAGAAGCGCCGGGGCCATTCAACCTTCTCTCAAAGTTTGACGATGATGGACTTCACCTTCTCTTGGATGAAGACATTACCGACGAGCAGGTTGACCTTCTTATTTCAAACGGCTCGTAATCTTAGAAAATTCCTATCGCGGAATGACAAGGCCTCGCCGGCCAGTAGAAATGATATTCTAAGGAGACGCGGAATGATCGAAGGTCTCATAGCATTCGTCATCGCAGCATTGGTCATCGGCCTTATCGCTGGTGTTCTCATTTTGCTGGTACGTAGAGCGCCGTTCATCCCTGCCGACTTCAAGGCCATACTGGAATGGGTGATCATCGCGATTGCGCTCCTGGCTCTGCTGATGAAGGCGCTCCCGCTGATCGGGGTGGATCTAAACTAGAGAGAAATAGATGGCACTCGGGCAGAAGACAGGCGGGCGTCAGAAGGGAACGCCAAACAAGCACACCGCGCTTTTGAAGGATGCGATCCTCAAGGCAGCCGAACTGGCAGGCAACAAGGTGGACGAGGATGGCAATGGAGGGCTTGTCGCGTATCTCGAAACGCAGGCCATTCAGAACCCTGGCCCGTTCATGGGTTTGCTCGGCAAGGTGCTTCCAATGCAGGTGACGGGCGAGGATGGCGGCCCTGTGCAGGTGGTTATCAACCGCTTCAGCGAAAAATAGCCGTGCCTCAGATCGTCCTGCCGAACAACTGGCGGCCGAGACCATATCAGCGCCCACTGTGGGACTATCTGGAGAACGGCGGAAAGCGAGCTATCGGCATCTGGCATAGACGCGCCGGCAAGGATGACGTGCTGCTGCATAGGACGGCAGTCGCGGCATTCGAGCGCGTTGGCTCATACTGGCATTGCCTACCCGAATATGCCCAGGCTCGAAAGGCTATCTGGGCAGCCGTCAATCCACATACCGGCAAGCGAAGGATAGACGAGGCTTTCCCTCACGAGCTGCGCGAAAGCACGAATGAGCAGGAGATGTTCATTCGCTTCATCAACGGCTCGACATGGCAGGCGATCGGCTCCGATCGGTATAACAGCCTTGTCGGTGCTGGCGTGGCTGGTTTCGTCGGCTCTGAATGGGCTTTGGCTAACCCGAGCGCCTGGGCCTACATCCGGCCGATGCTTGAGGAAAACGACGGCTGGGCGGCCTTCATCACGACGCCTCGCGGTCGCAACCACGCAAAGTCCATGGTGGACATGGCGGAGGGTAATCCTCGCTGGTTCTCCCAGGTTCTGAGCATTTACGACACGAAGGCTCTTTCGGAAGAGCAGCTAGACGAGAGCCTGAAGGAATACATCGCCCTCTACGGCGAAGACATTGGACGCGCTCAGTTTGAGCAGGAATACGAGTGCAGCTTCAACGCTGCGATCCTCGGCGCCTTCTATGCCCGTGAGATGGTGGCGGTCCGCAAGGAAGGCCGGATAGACGAAGAGCTTGAGGCCATTCCCGGCAAGCCTGTCCATCGGGCATGGGATATCGGCGTCAAGGACGATACCTCGATCTGGTGGTTCCAGGTTGTCGGCGGTCAGGTGTTTATTCTCGACTGCTATTCGCAATCTGGCGTCGGCGTCGATCACTATGCCGATATCGTCCATAAGCGGAACGAGGAATACGGCTGGCGCAGCGGAATAGATTTTGTTCCGCACGATGCCAAGATCAAGGAATGGGGCTCCGGCCGCACTCGCGTTGAAACGATGAAAATGCTGGGGCTCAATCCTCAGCTTTGCGTCAACGCAACCAAGATGGACGGCATCAACGCAGCCCGTCAGACATTGGCGCGGTGTGTGTTCCATCCTCGCACGGAAGCGCAGGGCCTATCCGCTCTGGAGCAATACCGGCGCGAATGGGACGACGACAAGAAGACATTCAAGGCGAGCGAAGTGCACGACTGGTCATCTCACTTGGCCGATGCCTTCCGCTATCTGGCGCTATCCTGGCGCACTGTTCCCGAGCCTGTCGAGGTGAAAGACGAAGCGCCGCCTCCCGGCTACTTCGCTCCCCCGCCTGTCATGGCACGGTCGAGAGGTAAGATTTGATGCCTGAAGCCATCGCGACAGCGGACGACCAGACATACGATCCAAGCGTAGAGCCCGAAAGCTCTGGCGCATGGCTCGCGCTGATCGATGACGCGACAAAGAAGTTCCGCGACTGGCAGGACAAGGCCGACAAGATCGAGCGCCTGTATGCCAGTCTTGAGCGTCGTTCGTCTCAGGTGCCGGCCTATGGCGACCGTGAATATGCGATCTTCTGGGCCAATATCGAGGTTCTGAAGCCGTCCATCTATGCGCGGCCTCCTGTCCCGGTTGTCGTGCCGAAGTTCAAGGATCGTCGGCCGATCCCGCGCACTGCGTCGGAATTTCTGGAGCGCGCCACGGTCACGGCATTTGACCGCGCCGACATCGACAGCATCATGAAGCTGGTCCGCGATGACCTGGCTATCGTGGGCCGTGGTGTCGCGTGGGTTCGATACGTCACGAAGGCAGACAGCAAGACTGATTACGAGAAGCTTTGCATCGATTTCCTTGACCGCGAAGACTTCCTCCATGACCCCGCCCGCAACTGGACAGAGGTTGGCTGGGTCGCTCGTCGTGCATGGATGACGCACAAGGAGATGGAGAAGCGCTTCGGCAAAGATAAAGCCGACAAAGCCGAATACCTCATCGACAAGAAGGACCGTCCGCGCGCTGGTGTCAGCCCTCGTCAGAAAGCCCCGGTGTGGGAAATCTGGTCCAAGAGCGAGAACCGCGTCGTCTGGGTGACTGAGGGCGTAACCGAGCTTCTGGAGTCCGACGAGCCGCATTTGAAGCTCGAAGGCTTCTTCCCGTGCCCTAAGCCAGCCTATGCCACGGTAGAGCCGCGCTCGCTCCTGCCAGTGCCGGATGTCATGAAATATGACGACCAGCTCGTGGAGATCGACAAGCTCACCAACCGCATTCACGCGCTGGCCGATGCCGTTAAGGCAAAGGGCTTCTATCAGGCCGGTGGCGAGATTGGGGACGCAATTGAAAAGGCCCTTACGCTGGTTGATGACCGTCAGACGATGATCCCGATCAGCAGCATGGGCACCTTCGGCCAGAACGGAGACCCCGTTTACATGTGGCCGATCGAGCAGATCGCCACGACCATTCAGGGCCTCATCGAAATGCGTCGTCAGATCATCGACGACGTTTACCAGATCTCCGGCATCTCCGACGTGCAGCGCGGCGAGACCGACCCGAACGAAACGCTCGGCGCTCAGCAGCTCAAGCAGCAGAACGGCTCGGTTCGCGTCCGTGAGAAGCAGTCCGAGCTTGTCCGCGTGGCGCGTGATCTCGTGCGGATCGTGGCCGAAATCATGGCCGAGAACTTCGAGCCGGAAACCCTTCTGGAAATGAGCCAGATGGAGATTCCGACGAAGGCTGACATCCGCGAGCAGATTGCCGAGATCGAAAAGCAGGCAAGGGCAGAGCTTGAGCAGGTAGGGCAGCAGGCCCAACAGGCCATGCAAAACCCTGAAATGGCCGAACAGGCTAAGCAGAACCCACAGGCTGCCGAGCAACAGCTTCAGCAGGCCCAACAGGCCGTCATCCAGAAGTACCAGCCGCAACTCGACAAGATCGCGGAGACCGTCACGCTCGAAGATGTGATGGACCTCCTGCGGGATCAGAAGATTCGCCCGTTTGTGCTTGATATCGAAACGGACTCGACCATCCAGCCCGACGAGCAGATGGAGAAGCAGGCGCGCACTGAGTTCGTCCAGGCTCTCGGCGGCACGTTGCAGCAGTTCTTGCCGGTGGCCCAGATGATGCCGCAGGCCGCGCCCCTGATCGGTGACATCATCAAGTTCGCGTTGGCCCCCTTCCGCGCCGGTCGTGAGCTTGAGGGCAAGATTGACGAAGCCGTCGAAGCCATGGCCGCTCAGGCATCGCAGCCGCAGCCCAACCCGGAAGCCGAAAAGCTCAAGGCCGAACAGGCCATGGAGCAGATGCGCATGCAGATGGAGCAGCAGAAGCAGCAGGCGGAAGACGCCCGCGCCGAGCGTGAGCTTCAGATGAAGGCGCAGATCGAGGAAGCCAAGCTCGTCGCAGAGCGGGAAGGCCAGATGCTCGACGCCCAGATCCGCCAGCGCGAATCCGAACAGAAGATGGCCCTCGAACAGCAGAAGGGCGAGCGGGAAGAGCGCAAGTTCCAGATGGAGATCCAGAAGCTCCAGATGGAGATCGAGGCCCAGCAAGCGCAATTGGCGATCAAGGCCCAGACGGCACAGATGGATGCCGAAATCAAGGCACAGCAAGCCCAGCAGCAGGCAGTCCAGTCAGAGCGGGCATTCGCGCAGAAGAGCGCATTGACCGCACAGCAGGCGGCGCAATCGGGCCGGGAAGGATAAGACATGGCAACTCCTGTAACCGTTGTCGACAAGAACGGCGTCCCGGTAACGGTCGTTACCCAGAACGGGCAGACGATTGATTTCGGCGCTTATGTCGAGAAGTCCACGATTGACCAGCCGAACGGCGTCGCCGGTCTGGATGCCTCGGGCAAGATCTCCACGGCCCAGATGCCGGTTGGCGATGTCACCTATCAGGGCAATTGGAACGCCAGCACGAACACGCCGACGCTTGCCAATGGCGTAGGGACGCAAGGCGACCTGCACATTGTTGATGTTGCAGGCACGCAGGATCTCGGAGGCGGTAGCGTTGCTTATGGCGTCGGCGATTGGTTGATCTATGACGGCGCTGCTTGGGACCGCGTGGCAGGACATGGCCCAGCTCCCGCCAATCCGAGCGTCACGGCAGGTCTGACGGCGAAGAACGGCACGGCTGCCACGTTCATGCGCTCTGATGCCGCTCCTGCGATCGATCAGACGATTGCACCGACGTGGACGGGTGCACATACGTTCAGCCAAGCAATGACGACGGCGGCTATTACGGCTAGCGGAGCAATCTCAAGCTCGGCGTCCGTTGCGGGTAACACAACGGTAACGGCAGGAATTGGATCGAACAGCGTCCAAATGTCCGGTGCGCCGAACAGCTCAGACCCGAAAATAGAAGCCCTTGGCGTTACCGATGCCAACGTCTCTCTCCAGATCAATGCCAAAGGTTCGGGCCTCGTAAAGGTTGGCTCGGCGATGTCTGTTACTGGCGCTGCGACATTCAACAGCAATGTCAATGTCGCCGGCACGCTCGGTTCCTCGGTCAATTCGAACCTTCCGGGCCCGACCAACAGCGGCGTGACGATTGGCGGCGCGTCTAGCTGGTCCATAGCGTCGTTCTATGATCAGGCGCGCGGCGCTAATGACAGGACGATGGATATTCTCTTCATCAATGAGGGGATGAAGATGCGTTTCGCGAACGACGCGAGAAACGCATTCCTCGATTTCTTTTCGGTAAACGGCGGGCAGGGGAGCGGCGTCACCGGCATCGCGACCACCAGCGGTTCGGGCGCTTGGACGCATACGGGCGCATTCTCGGCGACTGGAGCCATTACGGCGGCCGGCGCGACACTGATTGGGGTGGTCGGCTCAGATGCCAAATTGGCACAGTCTGCAAATGTCAATGCTCCGGCCGCATATGCCGTCACGGCAAGCGGGACCTATCGTGTCTCCACCTATGTCGTCATGACGCGAGCGGCCACGACATCGGCAACTCTTCCGGGAGTGAGCGTCAGCTACACGGAAGCAACAACGGGCGCCGCTGTTGCGGATAACGCTTCACTCAGCGCAGCAATCAATCAGATCGGTGCGCACTCTGGCGGCTCTGTCGTCATCCAGGCGCAGCAGGGTAGCAACATCGGCTACCTGACCAGCAACTATGCCTCAACCGGCGCGACGACCATGCAATACGACGTTCGCGTTGTGATCGAACGCCTGCTCTAACCCTCAAAGGAGACTGACATGGCATACACCGTTGCACAGAAGATGATTACGCAGGGCATGTCGCCTGAACTGGCGAAGGTCGTTCAAGACGCGATTTCCGAAGCCACGGGCGGCACTGTCGCATGGGCCGACGTGACCGGCACTCAGGCAGGCGTTGAGGCCGCCGTGAAGGCAAAGCCGGCAATTGCGGCCCTCACAGGTTCGTCAACTGCAGCAGATATCGTTGCGGCGCTGAAGGCTTAACCATGCGTCAACGCCTCTGCCGCATCTGCATGGTCTGGCATGACGTGGAAAGCTGGCCGCCGAAATGCGTCTCGATCCGATCTTCGGCGCGCTCTGACGACCTCCCGGTTCCGAACGTCATCACAGACAGCATTGAGCCGGTCCAAAGCATGGCCGATGGCCGGTACTACAGCAGCAAGGCCGCTCTCAGGGCGACCTACAAGCCTTCGGGCAATCCGCAAGGTGAAAGCTACATCGAGGTAGGCAACGAGGCCACCAAGCCTTACACGCCGCCCCAGCCCAAGATCGAAACCGCAGGGATAGACGCCGCCCTGCACAAGGCCGTTGCTCGTTATGAGCGCGGCGAGCGCGTCACCTCCTAAACCCGATCCCTCAGAAGGAAACCACCATGTCCGAAGCCGTCGTTGACGGCGGCGCGCCTGCGCCTGCCGAGTCCTTTGTCCAGATCAACACAGATCAGGTTCACGTTCCCGATCCCGTGAGCGGTCGCCCCGCACAGGAGCCCGTTGCTCCCAAGCCAGAAGCCGCGAAGGCAGAAGGCAAGCCAGCGGGCAAGCCCTCGATCGATGACGCGCTGAAGAACGCGCTCACCAAGGCCCAGGCAAAGGCAAACGACGCCAAGGAAGCGGTTGCAGCCAAGGAGAAGGCAGAAGCACCGAAGGTAGAGGCCAAGGCGGAAGCCAAGCCCGAGCCCAAGACGGAGCGAGGCCCTGACGGGAAGTTCCAGCCCAAGGCAGCCGACCCGCAGGCTCAGGCACAGCAGCCCGCACAGGGCCAGCAGCCGGCCCCGCAGAAGCCCGTCAACTTCGCTGATCCTCCGGCGCGCTTCCATGACGGCGCAAAGCAGGAATGGGCCAACGCTCCCGAATCCGTCCGCGCCGAAGTGCATCGGATGGAGAAGGAGTTCGAAAAGGGCATCGAGAAATACAAGGCGTCTCATGAGCGGTACGACACGTTCCGCCAGTATGACGATGAGGCCCGCAAGCATGGGCACGATCTGCGCGCAACGCTCGATCGCCTGAACAATATCGGCCTTGAATTGCAGCGCGATCCTGTTCGCGGCCTCGAACTGGCGCTGCAGCAATCAGGCCCCCGCAAGCCGGACGGCTCTCCCTTCACGCTGCTTGAAATCGCCTCTCACGTCATGAACCAGAAGCCCGAAGAGCGGGCAATGCAGCAGAGTTCGCAGGTCGCGGCCCTCGAAAGCAAGATCGCTCAGCTAGAGCAGCAGCTTTCCGGCGTCACCACCACTATTCAGAAGCAGCAGGAAAACACCGTTATTCAGCAGGTGAGTGAGTTCCAGAAGGACCACCCACGCTTCGAAGAGCTTTCCGACGATATCGCCTTCTTCCTTCAGACGAAGCGCGCCTCGTCACTTCAGGAGGCATACGAGTTGGCCGAACGGCTCAACCCGTCCTCCGAGCCAGCGCCGCTCATACCGGCACAAACTCAGCAGCAACCAGCCGCTCATACCGGCAATGACGCCCGACCGCTCAAACCGGCAGGCCAGAAATCCATCAGCGGTTCCCCGCCTTCCGCAGCCGATCTCGCGCCAGTGAAGAAGGGACCGACCCCATCAATCGATGAAGCCCTGCAAAAGGCACTCCGCAAGGCTTCCTGATTTAGGAGAAGGCTATGCCTGTAAATCCGAATATCAACTATCAGCAGGTGCTGTCCATGGCGCTCGAAGAGCGTTCCAGCGGATGGCAAGACATCGTTTCCGACGCAATCCCGCTGTTCGACGCCCTGCGCCGTCGCGGGCTGTGGGAAACCTACTCCGGCCCGCGTATCCGCCAGACGCTCCTCATAGACCTGCCAGAAATACAATGGTACGCTGGATATGACTTCCTCGCCAACCCACCTCGCGAGTTGTTCAACGATGCCTACTTCACCCCGAAGATGGCAGCCGTTCCGATCAGCCTCACGATGGAAGAAATCCTCAACAACGAAGGTCCGAACCAGGTTCTGCCGGTCATGCGGGAATACATCCGCGCAGCCGAGCTTGGCCTGACGCAGGGCCTTGAAGTCTCGCTGTTCTCGGACGGCTCGGGCTTCAACGGCAAGGAAATCGGCGGCCTCGATGTCGCAATCCCGGAAACCCCGACGAACGTGTATGGCGGTATCGACCGTAACCAGCACGACATCTGGAAGACCGGCTCCTACGACATCCAGACCGACTTCCCGGACATCGGCACTCAGTTCGACTCGACCACGGCGAAAGCCATCTACGATCGGGTCATGGGCGAACATACCCGTGGTCAGCGAGCCCCGGATCTCATCTTCGCCTCCAAGCAGCACTGGGAAGCCTACAACCAGGCAACCATGTCGATCCAGCGCATCACCAACGAAAACGGTGTCGGCCGCCTCGGCTTCCGCACCCTTCAGTATATCGGCCCCGGTGGTCGTGCTGAAATCGTCTGGGGCGGTGGCAAGGGCTCGCAGATGCCCGACAACACGACCTTCTTCATCGAAACCGAAAGCTTCCGCATGCGGTACAACCCGGATCGGAACTTCGACACGCTGTTCGAAGGCGACGGCCAGAAGCCTATCAACCAAGACGCCATCGCGCAGTTCGTCGGTTGGATGGGCGAGCTGACCATGACGAACCCGAACTTCCACGTTCGTCTCTACGACTCCAACCCGGCGGCATAAGGAGAAACCGACATGGTTTATCGCATCACTCCCTCGCTCGGTCCCGGTCTCGAACAGAAGGGCCAGCCCTTCTACTGGGACAGCAATCGCGGCGCGACCGCATCCCCGACCTACGACCTCGGCAGCACCGTCAAGGGCTCCGATGGTCACGATTACGTCCTCCTGCAGTCCAACGCCACGCTTGCCGCTGGCGCTGCCTGCCAGTTCACGGACGGAACATGGGTCGCGACCGCTGGCGGTACGGCCTACACGGTCCCGGCCGATCTGACCGGGGGTGTCGTCGCGGGCGATTACTTCCACGCGCGCAAGGTCGCGCTCTGACATTGAGGGGCGCTCTTCGGGGCGCCCTTTTCCCTTTCCCAACCTCTCAGACAGGACACGCAGATGTACAATCCCTACGCACCCCAGAAAAAGGACGATCGCCCGATTGTCGAGTTCTACGCAGACGCAAAGGAAGATCCGTCAGCCTCCAAGAAGGCCGGCGTTCCCCAATTCATGGATGTTGAAATGGTCAAGATCCGCTTCCCGGCCGACCGCAACCGCACCCTGGTTCGTCCTGCTCACGCCGAATGGAAGAAAGAGCGCGGCCAGATCGTCACCTATGCGATGCGCTATCCAGACGAATACAAGCGCTTCAAGGCAGGTCAGGCCCCGGTTGTTCGTGGCATGCCGCTTGCGGAAGCGCCGTTCCTGACGGAAGCCCAGCGCCGGATGCTTCGCGCGCTCGAAGTCTACACCGTCGAACAGCTCGCCGGCCTCGAAGGCATCCCGCTGAAGAACCTCGGCATGAATGGCCGCCAGTTGCAGGAAGCTGCTGCGGCTTTCCTCGAAGCCGCTCGCGGTGGTGCTGACGTTGTTCGGCTCGCATCGGAGAACGAACAGCTTCGCCATGAAATGGACCTCCTTCGCCAGCAGGTCGCCAGCATTGGGAAGAGGGGTGTCGAGGGGGCGTCGACACCCCCGGCAGCCAGCGCCTTCGACGCATGGGAAGACGAACTGCTGAAGGAGTTCATCGCGGAGAAGACCGGCAGCAAGCCGCGCGGCAATCCAAGCCATGCGACCCTTGTGCTGATGGCTGAAGACCTGAGCAAGGAAGCCGCCTGATGACCCTCCTAAGCGCCTGCCAAAGTGCGGCCATACGGCTCATTGGCAAGAAACCCACGACGATCTTTTCAGCGACGGATACGTTTTCCCTGCAGTTGCAGGATCTGTCCAACGAAGTTGCGCGGGATATTGCCAAGTCTCAGGACTGGCAGGCGCTTATCAAGGTCTATCTGATCACGGGTGACGGGACGACGAAAGAATTCCCGTTGCCATCCGACTACGACCGCATGTTGGTCGATACCAACCTCTACGATGCCCTGAATTGGGCATGGGGCTACAAGCGCATCATCAACCCGAGCGACTGGCTCCAGTACGAGATCTACGACTGGCAGCTTATCGTTCCGGGCGCCTGGACCATCCTTGGAGGTGAATTCCGATTTGTGCCGGCGCCATATGACGGGGCGGAAGCGAAATTCGTCTACATCAGCCGGAATATTGTTACCGCTGCAGACGGAACGACCAAGCAGTTTTTCACGAAGGACGACGATACATTCGTTCTCGATGAGCGGCTTCTGACGCTTGGCCTCATTTGGAAATGGCGCGAAATGGAGGGCATGGACGCGACGAATGCCCAATCTGATTTCCAGAAGGCGTTCGATGAGGTGAGCGGCAGAGACAAGGGCGCGCGCATCATCACCGTTGGTAATTACTGGCGCGACCGCTTCAGCACGAAGCTCGCATATCCCTGGCCTCTCGGTAGCTGATCGATGTATTATCGCCCCCAGAGCCGCCCTCGGCGCCGCACTGCTGAAGTCCGGTCCTTTCCGGCCCCCACTGCCGGCTGGCTTTCGAACCAGAACATTGCGGCGCCTCCTCCTGGGCTTGCCGGCGGCGTCGTGGTGGAAAACATCTTTCCTACGGCAGAAGGCGGCTTTGTTCGGCGTGGCTCGGAAATCTATGCGACGTTGGGCGGCGGTGATCTTCCGGTAACAGCCCTGTTTACCTACAATTTCGGGAACAACAAGAAATTCTTCGGCGCGACGGATACGACCGTCTACGACATCACGACCATTTCCAGCGCGATCAACTACACGCTCTCGACGGAAAGCTCAGACGACATCATCACCGATACGGGTGATTACCTCGGGCAGCTCTCAACGGCCGGTCTTGAAGTCATTGAGGGAACCACGAGCGGCAATTGGATCGATGAGCAGTTCGCGGCGACGGGTGGCAACTTCCTCATCATCGTGAACGGTTCCGACCCGATGCAGGTCTATGATGGTACGGATTGGTATCAGATCACCGATCAGGACGTGAACCGGTTGAACTACTCCACCGGAACCGTAGCATTCACGGCAGGCCAGACGGTCACGGGCGGAACGTCAGGCGCGACGGCCACCATAGTCAAGGTCGTGGGAGACATCGCCACCGGGCACCTGATCCTCGGGGATGTTACCGGAGGTCCATTCCAGAGCGGAGAGGCCCTGACAGACGGAGCAGGTGGCGCCGCCGTTGCTGATGGCGCTGACGTTCAGCTTTTCGTTGGCATCACAGGGATTTCAACCAGCAACTTTTCCTATGTCTGGGCATACAAGAACCGCCTTTTCTTCCTCGAAAAGGACAGCCTGAACGCTTGGTATCTGCCGGTTGATGCGATCGGTGGGGCGGCAACCAAGCTTCCCATGGGTGGCGAGTTCAGCCTTGGCGGCAAGCTGATGTTCGGGTCCACGTGGTCTCTCGATACCGGTATTGGCCTCAAGGATAACTGCATATTCGTCACGGATGAGGGCGAAATTGCTGTCTATGACGGCACGAACCCGGCGACGGCGGCAGATTGGGTTAAAGTCGGCCGCTACCAGATGGGCAAGCCTCGCGGTCCAAAGGCATTCTTCAGGGCCGGTGGTGACGTGGTGACGGCAACCGATATCGGCCTTGTGCCGGTCTCACAGGCTCTCCAGACGGACGCCTCTGTCCTCTCGGCAAAGGCCGTCTCCTATGCGATCGAGACGGCATGGAATGAGGCTGTGACGCTCAGGACGGCCGAATGGGACTGCATTGTATGGCCTGAGCGCCAGATGGTGGTTGTGGCACTCCCGACCGTCAACGAGCAGCCCCCGGAAATGTATGTGGTCAACGCCCGGACAGGAGCATGGGCGAAGTTCACGAACTGGAGTGGGACTTGCCTGGAAATCTTCAATGGCCGGCTCTTCTTCGGGTCTCAGGATGGCAAGGTTATTGAAGCCTATGTCACCGGACAGGACCAGGGAGAGACATTCACCGCAACCTATGTCCCGCTGTTCAACGACATGGGCGCGCCGTCCTCGATCAAGACCGCCAAGCTTATCCGGGCGACGACACGCGGTCCGCATCAGGTCAATGTGCAACTGTCTGTGATGGAAGACTACATCGTGTCCCTTCCGGCTCCTCCGGCAGCCTCTGACCTACCGGGAGGATCGGAATGGGGCGTCGGCATCTGGGGAACAAGTGTCTGGGGCGGCGCTCAAGAGGTTTCAATTCAGCATACCAGGACATCAGCCGGGGCCCGCGCCTATGCCATGGCACCCGCTCAACAGATCACATCTGGCTCGGTTATTCCTCTTGATACGGAACTTGTGTCCTTGGAAATCACCTATGAGGTAGGCGAGGTGTTTACGTGATCGTTACGGACGATCGGGTGGCTCTCTTCATCAGCGAGAAGGTGGGCAAGCCGTTCTTTCCTCCGTTCACCGTCATGGGGCTGGAAAAGGATGGCGAGATCGTCTCGGGCGTCCTGTTCAACATGTTCGAAGGTGAAGATGTTCACGTTAGCGTGGCAGGGCATCACTTCCCCAGGTCATTCCTTCGAGAGGTGGGCCGCTATGTGTTCGATCAACTGGGATGCGAACGCGCAACTATCATTACAGAGCAGCCGCACGTTGTTCGCCTAGCCGAACGGCTCGGAGCCCAGATCGAGGGACTGATGCGGTCCCACTTCGGCAAGGGCCGGGATGCATTCGTGGTCGGGGTCCTGGCCGACGAGTTCAAATTCAAATGGTAAACAGATATGCCGGAGTCGGCATAAGCCATTGAAAGGAATATAGAATTGGTCTCAACGCCGAAGCCGCCAGATCCGATGGAAACTGCCCAGGCACAGGGCGGCATGAATCGCGATACCGCTATCACGCAGCAGCAGCTCAACATGATCAATCAGGTTGGGCCAACCGGGACGCTGACCTATAACCAAACTGGCGTCAATCGGTTCAAGGACAGTCAGGGCAACTGGATCGAGACGCCATCTTATACGGCGACGACCAAACTAACGCCAGAACAGCAGGCCATCTTTGACCAGACGCAGGGCGCACAGACGAACCTTGCCGGCCTTGCAAACCAGCAGTCAGGCTTCCTCAAGGACTACCTCGCCAAGCCGTTCGAATACGACAACGAAGACGCGGAACAATGGGCCTATGACCTTGGTTCGAAGCGTCTCGATCCTCGGTTTGCTCAAGAGCAGGAGCAGCTACGCTCTACGCTCATTGCCTCCGGTATTCGCCCTGGTACTCCGGCATTCGATCAGCAGATGGGCAAGCTCGGAGAGACAAAGAACGACGCCTATAATCAGTTGATGCTCACCGGGCGCCAACAGGCATATCAAGAAGCGCTCACCGAACGAAACCAGCCCCTCAATGAAATCTCCGGGCTTCTCTCGGGCTCGCAGATCAGCCAGCCGCAATTCCAACAGACTCCGCAAACTGGCGTTGGTGGGGTCGATTACAGCGGGCTTGTCCAGAGCAACTATCAGGCCCAGCTCCAGAACTCTCAAAATGCGCTCGGCGGTTTGTTCGGTCTCGCGGGAACCTTGGGCATGGGCGCCATGAAGTATTCTGATCGTCGCCTCAAGACCGACATCAAGCGTGTTGGAACTCTCGACAATGGGTTGCCGGTCTATTCCTACCGGTTCGGCAACTCGCCCGTGACCGAAATAGGCCTGATGGCAGACGAGGTGGAAGCGTTCGCGCCTCATGCCGTGGCGGAAGCCGGGAACGGGTTCAAGATGGTCGATTACCGCCTGGCAACGGAGACTGCATAAATGGCTGCAGAACCTTTCATCTGGGGCCGCGCTGGGGCAAAGCTCACGCCCGACCAGATCGCCAAAGAACGCGAGATGGCCGACGCGCTGGCAAAGGGCGCCATGGATTATTCGCCGGTCGGCCACTGGTCGCAAGGGCTTAACCGCGTTGCGCAGGGCCTGCTTGCCGGCCTTGACTATCGGAACGCCGATCGGGCCGAAGGAGAGAACGCAACCTATAATTCCGAGATCCTCAACAGCCTTCTCGGTGGGTCCTCGCCGGTTGCTTCGGCCGCGATGCCGACGACCACCGGGGCAGGCGAGGAGCTTGCCGCCACGTCTCCGGCAGTTGGTGGAACGGACGCTTATCGGAATGCCATTGCCTCTATTGAGAGCGCAGGGAGTGGCGACTATGCCGCAGTAGGCCCCACAAATCCGAGGCTTGGTCGGGCTCTCGGCCGCTACCAGATCATGGAGGCCAATATCGGCCCATGGTCTCAGGAAGCCCTTGGCCGCGCGGTTACCCCGGAAGAGTTCCTTGCGAACCCTCAGCTTCAAGATGCCATATTCGACAAGAAATTCGGCTCCTATGTTGAGCAGTTCGGGCCAGAAGGGGCTGCACAGGCATGGTTTGCCGGTCCCGGTGGCGTTGGGAAGCTTGACCGCAAAGACGTTCTCGGGACGGATGTTGGGACATATAGCAAGAAGTTCCTCAATGCGCTTGGGCCGGAAGTCGCTGCAGCCACTCCGCAGGCCGCTATCGAAGCCGTTTCTCCCTCCGGCTATGTCGATCCAATGGTGTCGGCTCCGAATGCTCAGACCGAGCTTGCCCCTCCGCTTCCGGCTCCCGTCGAAGTGGCCCCGGCTCCAGCCGTTGCAGCCGTTCCGCAGCAGCAGGTAGCGCAAGCACTCACGGCTTCGCCACAACAGCAGGCACCCGGCATTAACCCGGCCATTCTCCGCGCCCTGACCGATCCTCGCGCTACTCCTCAGACAAGAGCGGTTGCACAGGCCCTCATGCAGCAACAGATGGGCGAACAGCAGTCTTTGCGCGAGATGCAGCTTCGGCAACAGGACCCCCGCTATCAACAGCAACTCCAGCTTGGGCAATTAGAGCTTGAGCGCGCACGAAACCCGCAACCAGATTACCAGATCGTACAGGACCGCTCTACAGGTGAGGTTATCGCCGTCGATCGAAATAACCCGTTGGCCGGCCCGCAAGTCATCCGCAAGGGTGGTCTATCTATGGACGCTCCCACGACGCGGACGATCAAGCAGCCCGACGGGTCGGAAGTCGCGGTCCAGTGGGATGGCGAAAAGCGCCAGTGGGTCCCTCTCGCAGCTCCGGAAGGCGGCAATCCCGTCCAATCCATTCCCAAGCTCACGGAACAGCAATCGAAGGATCTGGTCTACTACCAGCGCGGAGCCTCGGCGCTTCAAGACCTCAACAACATGGAAAATGCCTTGACGAGCGCAACGGACGCCGGTCTTGCACAGGTTCCGATTGTTGGGAATATGCTCGTTTCCAACGAGTTCCAGCAGGCGGACCAAGCCGGTCGTAACTTCCTCGCTTCCATCCTGCGAAAGGACACTGGCGCGGCGGTCACCACCAGCGAAATGAACGAATACGGCAAGATATTTCTTCCTCGCCCTGGCGACAGCCCCGAAACCCTTGCTCAGAAGCGCGCGGCTCGCATCGAAGCGCTCCAGGCCATTCGTTCTGGCTTAGGTGTCGCGGAGCGCGTTCTTCAGAACCGAGCCGATCAGCAGGAAGAGGCCGAGCCGGACTTTTCCACGATGAGCGACGAGGAGCTTCAGAGGTATATCAATGGCAACTGATGCTCTGAAGCAGAAGGCACAGCAGGAACTTCTTCGCCGGAAGGCAATGGCTGAACTTGCCCGCCGTCAACAGATGACGCAGGAGGCTTCCCAAGCTCAACCGGAAGCCCCTTGGTATCAACAGGCAGGGCAAGCGGCGGATGACGTGGTTCGCCTTCTCGCCAACGGCGCGACATTTGGCTATGCGGACAAGCTTGCGGGATATATGGGCGGTGAGGGGACGGAAGCCGAACGAGCGTTGACGGAAGATGCGCGCGAGCGGGCTGGCTCAGCCGGAACCGCTGCTGAACTCGTCGGCGCAATCGCAACCCCGGTTGGTCTGGCTCGACAAGGGGCTACGCTGGCCGGCCGGTTCGGAACGGGGGCCATGACCGGCGCTCCGGGTCTTGCTGCGCGCTCGGGCCTTATGGCTGCCGAAGGCGCTGGATATGGCGCTCTCACCGCAACCGGGAATGACCAGGACGTTCAACAAGGCGCTATACTTGGTGCTCTTGGCGGCGCGGCTGGCAACGTGGCTGGTGAAGCTCTCGCTTCCGGAGTTGGCAAGGTTGCCGGGCTATTCAACCGACAGCCCCAGATACCGGCACTTGATGACGTTTCGCAGGCCGCTCGCTCCGCATACCAGAGAGCCGAGCAAGCAGGCGTCATCTTCACTCCCCAGGCCGTTGACAAACTCCGTTCGAACGTTGTTCGGGATTTGACGGATATCGGCTTCGATCCGGCACTTCAGCCGGGAGCGGCGGCTATCGTCAATCGCCTCAATGCTCTTGAGGGGCAAAACCTCACACTTACCGGCCTCGATACGCTTCGGAAGGTCGCCAGCAACGGCTTTTTGCCGGGTAACCGATCGAACAACATGGCGATATCTCGGATCATCGAGAAGATCGATGACATCGCCACCAATCCCGGCGCGGATGATATCCTGGCAGGGGACAGCAAAGCCGCGTCCTCGGCACTCAAGGAAGCTCGGGAGCTATGGTCTCGTCAGGCAAAGGCTACCCGCGTCGAGGATGCTGTCAATCGCGCTGATCTGCGAGCCTCTTCGACCGGCTCTGGTGGGAATGTGGACAATGCCACGCGCCAGAACCTTCGCCGGCTTCTGGAGAATCCAAGGGGCTTCACAGCGGACGAACGCGCGGCCCTCGAAACCGTTGTTCGCGGAACCCCAACGCAAAACGCCCTCCGGCTCGCTGGCAAGCTTTCCCCCTCCGGTAACGGACTGATGGCCGCGCTTGGGGTAGGGGGCGCTATGGTGAACCCAGCCGTAGGGGCTCTATCTCTCGGGGGTATGGGCGCAAAGGCGATTGCCGATCGCGGCACTCAACAGAACGTCCAGAAGCTTGTGGATATCATCCTGGCTGGCGGAAACCGTTCAGCGGCGGAAGCGGCTCCGAACGCGGTTCAGCGACTTGCCCAGACGGAACGCCAGAGAATTGCGCGCATCCTCATGGCTATCGGCGCTCACGAGGCCGGCACTCCCGCGCGATGAGAAGAGCCATCCCAGTAAAAGAATGAAGGCCGTCAGGGCTGTGTAGTCTCTCCAGTCCCATTGCTGTCCGGCGTACCTCGGCAGGATGAAGATCAGTGCGATGCCTGCATAAGAGCAGACCATTGCGAAGGTAACAGGTCGATTCATCAGGTCTCCATAGGCCGCCACCCACACTCATACATCACCTCAATTGGCTCGGCAATCGCCGGACCTTTTCTCATTTCTATGAGGGAAACATGCCCTACGACGGTTCAGGTAATTTCGGCCTTGTGAATGGATATCGGGCCACAACTGGCCAAACCATTCTGGCAAGCCAGCACAACCCGCCCCTTGAGGACATCGCTTCGGGACTTAGCCAAGTCCTTTTGCGCTCAGGCGTAGCCCCGATGAACGGGCCGCTGAACATGAACTCGTTCAGGATCGTTGGCCTTCCGGAGGCGAGTAATGATGGCGATCCAGTCACGCTTGCTCAAATACAAACGATGCTCGCCGCTCTTTCCACAGTGCAGACGGGAACCGTTGCTGGGTTTCGGAGAACTACCGCTCCTGCCGGGTGGGTGAAAGAAAACGGCGGAACGATCGGAAACGCGGCGTCGGGCGCGACCACGCGGGCCAATGCCGACACCGAAGCTCTGTTTACGCTCCATTGGAATGAGTTCAACAACACCATCCTTCCTATTCAAAACAGCTCAGGCGTTGCGACGACGCGCGGGGCATCAGCGGCGGCAGATTTCGCGGCAAACAAGCGAATGCCACTCTTCGACAGCCGCTCCCGCTTCCATCGTGGCGCGGATGACGGGCTTGGATTTGACGCGACTCTGACGGTCGGCGCTACTCAGGCTGACGCCCTCAAAAGCCACACCCATACTGGTACGACATCCAGCTCTGGCGCCCACACCCATACGTCCACGATCTCTGGTGGCACTGGCGGAAGCAATATCACGGGTGGCGCCGCTACCCCCATCGGCAACGATACCACCAGCATAGCCTCTTCTGGCGCCCACACCCACACCTTCACGACCGCAGCAACCGGCGATGCCCTGGAGACAAGGCCGCGCTCTTCCGTGCTGCTCTACTGCATCAAGCTCTAAGGATTTCCCATGGCTGATATCCGCATCTCTCAACTACCTACGGGAACGCCTACGCAGACCAAGCTTCTGCCGATGGACTTGAGCGCCACTGAAAAGGCAACGATTAAGGATATCGTCTATGCTGGACGACCAGCCGCGACGGAAGTACAGGCAATCGCCGGCACAGACTCTGACGCGGCTATGACGCCGCTGACGACAAAGCAGCACGTGGATTCTCGTATAGGAACGTCTGCCGGCACGATAGCTGCTGGCGATGATAGCAGAATAACAGGAGCCTTCCAGAAAACGACCGGCGACGACGTTTTCGGCTCTTCTATCAACTCTCCGCGCATCTATGGGCGTGTTCGTGACCATGTGAGCATTCTCGACTACGCCACGTCTTCAGCCTCCCGAGACGCTATCAAGAACGGCAGCACTGGATTTAAAGCGGCTTTTGATGACGCAACAGCGGACGCGGTAGCGCGTGATATTGGCTTTGTGCAGTTCCCGGCTGGCAATTTCGAATTGGATAGCGGCGAGGTTCTAGACAACCCAGGGCTTTACATTCGAGGGGAGCACGGCGCAACGTTCCTTTACAAGAACGGTTCCGGGCGCATGTTCCAGACGCTCGGCAATGCACCTGATGTCTCGACAGAGGGGTACGCCCTGACGGCCAATGCCGCTGCTGGCGCGACGAGCATAACCGTTTCGAGCGGGGATGCTGCCAATTTTGCTGCAGGTCAGACCAAGATAATTCGCTCCAGCAACATATCCAGTGGCCAGGTCGCCCGAGATGCGGAATTCATTCATGTAGAAGCCGTGAATACGGGGACAGGCGTTATTACACTGTCGGCACCGCTTTATTTTGCCTATGCGACCGCAAATACGGCGAAGGTGTATGACGTCGATCTGATTGAGGGCGTCGGCTACGAAAATCTTATTGTTGACTGGACGGACGGAACGCCAACCTCTCCGCAGAGACCCCCGTATTCTGTTGATGAGGCGTTCGTATCTTGGTTCTGCGATTCTCCTAGGTTCGTCAGCATTGGAACGAAAAAGACAATCAGCGCTAGCATAAGCCTCCATTGTTGCATTGACGCTTCCATCACAAATCTTCTTGTCCGTGACGGGTTCTCAGACAATTACGACATGACTGATGCTTACAGCTACGGTGTAGCCGAGGCAGGATTGAACGTAGGAACAATCATCAACGGGCTTCATGCGCTCCGAAATCGCCACGCTTATACGACGGGTGCGGCCGACAGCACAGATGCGACAATGTTTAATGGCGGTCACCCAATGGGGACACTAATAACCAATAGCATTGCGAGGCAGATGAAGGCGGCGGGGTTTGACACTCACGGCGCGGGTCGAGAGGTTAAATTCTCAAACTGCCACGTTTGGGGAGGAGTTGCGGCCGGCTTCCAGTTGCGTTCACATGGCGCTCGAATTCAAAATTGCTCCGCCCGCAACATCAGGCAAAGCGGGGGTACCCAAGGCCACGGTCTTTACATTGTCGGAAACCTCACCGATGACCTGTACGCCCGCAATGTCCGTATCGATGGGTTTACTGCTATAGCCTGCGCTGGCGCGGGCATTTGGGATCAATCGCAAGGTACAGTAGCTAAGGGACTGACTCTTGAAGAGACAAACGACCCTGGTATCGTTTGGAGCAGCAGCGTTGCCGGGGACGGTGAATATTCTGACGTATATATGCGAGATGTCGCAAAATCTCCGGTAAGCGGTACGCATGCGGTTGTATTGGGTAACGCGTCTACCCAAAAAAATCCGAGAGTCCGTGATATTTTCGTAGATGACCCTAATAACAATCTGACATTCCTTGTCAGGAGAACAAATATAGCGACTGACAAGTTGGAAATAACTAACGTCAGGGGTTTGAATTCTACGAAAGTACCTATTCCCCTACTCTCTTCGCCAACGAACACCGCCAATGTCACCATTCGAGGAGGTTATGGCGCGACGGGGCAAAGTGTTGGCCCTATCAATGCCGTCGCCATCGCTAGCGACAGCATTAATGCTGACGTTCTGTATTCTAGCGGCGCCCTTTTGACGCCTCAGACGGGAACATCCGATTCTCTAATCACTATAACTGGTGGGGAAAGAGACGGTGTTGTAATTCTGTGGGGGTCTGCTGGAAATACGATTACCCTTAACCACGGGTCTGGGACCGATAACCTCTTCCTAAAAGGGGCAGTGAACGTCAATCTACTGGCCAACCAGGGTCTATGTCTTATGCGGCGAGGGTCGGTGTGGTTCGAGCTATGGAGAACCTTCTAACGCCTGAGAAGGTCTGCGCCCGGTGAGTTATAAACGTAATGGGCGCTTCCTTTTTCGGTCCATTTATTCTCAAGCCAAAGTGTCTGCGTGAACGTCGACAGGCTCAACCCGATGAACCCTGGTAGCCTTTGGCAAATAGCCTGCTCAAGAAATGCCCTCTTCAGGCGAGCTTCGGGGAAAGAAAAATACCTTGGCAGGTCGGACTTAAAGAATAACTTCAAGCCGATCTTGCGGAACTCCTCACGCACTGCGTCGATGGGCAAAACAAGGTCGGCTTCATCGCAGCAAAGCCAAAGGGCTTCAGCATCAAGGTTTGTGGCGGAGACCTTCCGAGCAATCTTTCCAGGGTCAACCGTAAAGAATTGCTCCGGGGTGTCCATCTCGGTAGTGCCGAACTTTTTCTCTAGGTAGATATGCCAATCTCTCTCGATGCGGAGTTGAAGGGCGAATGTCTTCTTTGGTAGCCATTCAACGATATCATCAGCCAGGCGGCGGGTTTCTTTTGTCGGCTGAAGCGATAACAGCGTGTTGCGGGCTAGTTGGTGATGGGCGGAATTGTGCTGAAATGCTTCGCCAAGAACGGTTTTCCCGATCGCAAAACAGGTATCTAGCCCGATACCCTCTGTAGGCGTGGAATAGGATATGTGGTCTCCGGCCTCGCTGGATGCCAAAAGATCGATATCAAACACCTCTCCGAACGGAAGCCGGCCATAGTCTGCCGGCGTTCGACCTTCCATCGGAGCGAAATCGACAGCATAGGACGGGATCGCCGCCTTCTTTCCGACTTTCGCAGCATGAACGATCAACCCCACTACGCCCATTCTCTGATTGTTAAGACCGGACATCATGGAATTGAGGTAGAGAACTTCGGACATCAGTCCTCCATTAACGAGCAAGAACGTATCGGCGCAGGCTTCTCTCCATCAGGAGTCCCGTTGGCACAGAGATCATCCCCCACATGACAAGGTACGTCTTGTCAAGCCATTGGGTTGGATAGCCGACATAATAGGCGCTCCTCATCCATTCAACCGCATGAAAAACAGGGTTGAATGAGGCCGCATAAATCACCTGTTCTGGGAAGACGTGCAGATAGATAGGCCCGTCAGAACTAAGGTAGACGATGATCATGGAGAGAGAAAAGATCATCGCAAAGAAGGGGTAAATCGCAGATATCACGCTGACGATTATTCCAACGCCAAGGGCAAGCATTGATATCGACAGGAGCGCTAGAAGAGCTTGGTCCGGGTGCTGCGGTACTGGATCGGAGCCGATCGATACCAGGATGGTGAACATCACGGCGATGGAGAGAATTATCCCTATGAATTCGAGAAAGCATCTTGCCAAGACGATATCCAGAAGGTGGACGGCCGGGAAAGCTAGCATGCCTTTGTTCGCCAAGATGGAGGCTGCCATGTATCGAGAAATGTACATAAATGTCAGGGCCGGCACGAGGCCGCTCGCGTAGAATAGAAAACGGTCCTCCCCGAATATGGCGGACCGACCTACGAAATTATAGATCGAGAGCAGGATCAGGACGTGAGCGATCGGCATCAGTGGCGGGATCAAAGAGCCGAGCGCATGGTTCAAATACCGGCTCCGAATGTCGCGAAGAATAACGGCATGCATGACATTCATCATTCTTTGCAATGCCACCATCATGCTGACTTGGCCGGAGGTATCTCTTACCTCTCGCAAGACAAGGCCTCTTCTACTGGCTCCATGTCGTGATCATCGAAAACTGTGACCGTATCAATTCCCCGAGGCATAGGGTGCAATAACCCGTTTGTGTCGCGATAGGTGACTTGTTCGACAGTCTCGCTGACTACGGTCCATCCCAACTGTTCAGGGGTCATGATTTGAGTCGGCATTCGCTTGGCCTCCGCCGTTTTCCAACGAAGGCTCGACTATAGACGGGCGATCTCTGGGCGAAAAGCCCTCAATTCTTACCATCGGAGAACACCATGAACCTCGTCAGCAATTGGCGGCGGGTGCTTAAGCGCGCCTGGAGCATCAGGCTGATGATCCTCGCCGGTATCCTCTCGGGGCTCGAGGTCATCTTTTCCCTTCCTGACATCGAAGAGCGGTTGGATTGGCCGCAAGGCATCTTCGCCGCTCTGTCTGGCCTCACCACTGCGGCGGCTTTCGTCGCCCGTCTCATAGCACAAGGAAACGTCAATGAAGCCGACGACGAAGAGCAGGCTTAAGAAGTCCGGCGCGCTCGCTGCCGCCGCTGTTGCCATCGTGGGGGCATGGGAAGGGCTCCGGACGGTCGCCTATAAAGATGTGGTCGGAATCCCAACTGTGTGCTTCGGAGAGACCCGGGGCGTGAAGATGGGCGATCGGTACACCGTCGAAGAATGCAAGGCGATGCTCGGTGACGCGCTGATCGAGTTCGAAACTGGCATGCGGGCCTGCCTTACCAATCCCGACAGCATTCCAGAAAAATCCTACGTGGCCTTCCTATCGCTTTCCTACAACATCGGAGTTCGTGCCTTCTGTGGCTCGACCGTGGCGCGACGAGCAAACGCGGGCGACATCAAAGGTGCCTGTGAAGCTATCCCGGCATGGAACCGTGCAGGTGGCAGGGTCGTGAAGGGCCTCGTCAATCGCAGGGCAGACGAGCTGCGCATCTGCAGGCAGGGGATCACCGGATGATCCTCGCCCTCATCCCCGACGTGATCAAGCTGCCCGCCGCCGCAGTCGTTGGCGCGGGCCTCATGTTCTTCCCCGCCAAGTGGATCGGCCAATCCGAAGGCAAGCAGATGGCTGCTACAGCCTCGCTGGTGAAATCCGTTGAAGTCCTACGAGAAAGGAGCGCCATAGATGCGCAGGTCTCTTCTTCTGATGCCACTGCTATGTGTGCTGATTTCTTCATGCCAGACAGCGAAGAACACCGTGAGTGTTTGCGACGGCTGGAGGAAGCTGCAGGCGATGCCGGCAACAGCGGCGTATCTCATCCAGAACGACCGCCAACTTGCGAACGGCATCGCGAGCCATAACCGCTTCGGCGCTTCTCAAAACTGCTGGAACTAAGCGGCCCGGAGTCCTGCGCTAACAGGATATCCGAGCCTGACCACATCGATCATCCAGGGATCGCCATGGCTGCCAATACGTTAAGCCTGAATGGTTCCTCAAACATTAAAACCGCATCGAAAGGAACCCGGAATTGACTGATAATGCCCACGATCTGCCAGCAAACCGCTTCAATGAACTCCCCTCGGAGACGCAAAAATTCCTGTCCCGATTGGATGAAAACGATATCAAGCTTCTTGAGGAGGGCCTTGTTCTGGTGCGCTCAGCGCTGACGGTTGGCCGATTCATGAAGTGGCTTATCATATGCGCCGTTGTCACGACCGCTGCCGGCGTCAAATTCTATGAGGATGTTCTGAAGGCAATTGCGTGGCTTCAGACGCCGAAGTGACGGGCGCTCCAGACTTCAGCCAGCATGAAACCGCAGCAGCCACAGGTCCCGGAACCTTATCATTCGACACATAGCGCCAGATCTGGGTCCTATCCACGCCCAAATGCGCAGCAAGCGCTGATTGCCACCCGCGCTCGCCAAAAAGCCTTATGCCGGCCTCTTTCAGTTCATCACCGCTCATTCTCGGACTCATGGATGTAGCGGATAACGGATTCGCTGAACCCGTCAACGTGGACCCACTTCCCATAGCCAATGCCGTTCTTTGCAGAAGCAACATTGATCATATAGGCCTTCTTTGCGATCGGGTCCGTCACCCGGTCATGGGACTGTTCATCCGTGATGACGATCAGCCGATCATGCGGCACTTGCCGATTGATCAGATCGATTGCCGCTCCGAGATAGGTTCCCGAATGGGGCTGTGATCTGATAACGGCATCGACCCCAGCCATGCCCCGGCGAGGCGGCACCTCCACCACGCGCTCCGAGAAAGTGAAGACCCGAATATCCCCGTTCACGACTGAACCGAGAGCGGCTGCGGCATCAAGGCGCGTCAGGTCCGACTTCCCAGATAACTTGGTGTCCATCGAGCCGGAAACATCGACAAGAACGGCAGTTACGCCGGACAGTCGAGGGCCAGACGCGACAGCCTCACAGAGCGCCTGATCGATCACCGGCTCCAACTGCGGGCAAGCTCGGGCCGCAGCGACATAACGAAACGGGAATACAAGCTCAGCACCTTTCCGCGCCACGATGGCATCGGACACAAGCTGTCGGTCGCAACCGGCGTCCATCATGTTGCGAAGGTTTCGAAGCAGGGCGAGGTAGCCAAGCTTTCCTTCCCGAATAAGGCGCTCGAACGTTTCCTTCTTATCGGAACCTCCCGACAGAGAAACCTCCCACGTATCTGGCGCCACAAGCCGGCGCTCAGCCACGCGCTTGAATAGCGCCGCCTGCTCCTCGTCGGCCGGCTTCGGATGGGCAAGGAAGAGAACATCGCGCAGCCGAACCGGTCCCTCGCGATCATACTTGGCGAGCTGATATTCCGAGAACTTCCCGAACGCCTTTGCCAGCCCAAGCTTCATCTGCTTGGAAAGCGGCTTCTTGCCTCCCCTCCAATAGATCGACACGAGTTCTGCCATTTCGTCGGCGCGACGGATAGTGTCCGCAATCGTGTCTGCAACTCCAGCCCCACCACGGCGGATCAGGTCAGTGAGCAGCAGGAGCGGGACATGGCGAAGGCCATGAATGTTGCGAGCCTCTACCGCCAGAGCGGAGACCGTTGCAGCATCAACGGTCACGGCGGCTTCCAGGATCCGGGAAGCAATGTCCTTGCCGTCCTCGTAGAACTCCTTCTCCCAAAGGAGGCAGGACAGGACGGAGCGGCGAAGCTGCATTTCCGGCGAGATGAATTTGGCCGGCGCACCTTCATGCGTATACTGGCGGGGGATGTTCATTGCGGTATTCAGGCGCATGATTTTCTCCATAGCGCCGAATGGCAAAACCGCAGGCGGGAACAAGCGAACTCGGAACGTATCAGCGCTCTATCCAACTGAGCTACATCCTGTATCAGGATGACGGGATTCGAACCCGCGACCTCTGGCTCCCAAAGCGAAGTAACCGAACTCTACGCCACGCCTGCGGTTATGAACCATTCGGGAACAAGCGGAAACGGCGTCGTTTCTACCAGAAAGAAGTAGCCGTCACCTTCACCACGATTGGCAAATCATCTATCGCACGGCACGTTGCAATTTGCAACAATCTATTTCAGTTTATTCACAGCTTCCACAAATGCGTCGAACGCCCCAGGCAGAGCCTTCTCGCTCGTCTCTCCATAGCCAAAGGCCTTCAGCTCTTCTATGAAGGCGGTGGCGGTGCGGAGGAGGTCTGTGTTGCGTTGGCGCTCTTCAAGAATAGCCACGCTCGCGACCAGAGATGCCACCTCCTTAAACTCGGGCTTGACGAACTGTTGGATGACCTCTTCAACGGTCATCGGGAATTCCGATTTCGGTGTTTCACTCATTCTTGATCCTCTCCAGGCCCCCTTTGATACTTGAAATGCATTCTCGAAGCGCGTTGATCTGGCCGATATCCGTGTAGAGTGGCAAGCGACCTTCGATGATTCTAATGGCGTCCCTCAGCCCTTCCTCATATTGTCCCTTGACTACAGCTTTAAGGCTCAAGTCCCTCATCCCATTCCCTTCCTATAGTGGCTAGACGTCCTTAGCGGCCCGCTCTTCCCAAACACCATATCCCTTTCCAAACATCGCCCCAGCTCCGAACGTAAGAAAAACGGCTTGGGCCGAATATCCTCCGACGAACGTCATGACGATGCAGAAGGTTAGGATGAAGATCCCCATCCACATGTATCCTTTCGGGCTCATCTCTCTTCTCCTATTGGCCCTCCGAAGAGGGAATGTTTGGGGGCATCCGGTCAGGACGTCAATGATTTCAATGGGGCGGAAAATCGAGTTTGGGGGCGCAAGTACCTGAATTACTTATTTCATTTTACTCCTGCCGGGGGCACCATTCAAGCTATAAAGCCCTTATTTTGTCGACTGTTTGGGGGTTTCAGGTGGCGAGTTTGGGGGCGTTTCGTTCTTCACCCGTTCGGCAACCCGCTTCGAAGATCTGATTCCAAGCTTCGCCCGATCGGCCCCTCTGGTGTAGACTTCCGCCTGTTTCGGGTTTGCCCAGCCAAATTGAGCCATAAGCTCGTGAGCCGTGGCGCCCTCGTCGGCGGCGATCGTGGCAGCCAGTTTCCGCACCCCGTGGGCGTTCTTAAAGACGTTCGCCTTACGGGCCGCGTCTCCAAACCAATTCCCGAACCCTGGCTTGCTGAACGGCTTGCCGTGCGATGTCACGATGAAGTGCAGGGCATCGCCCTTCGTCTCCGTCTTCCCGATCAAATCGAGGACGGACTGAGGCAACTCGACGGTAACGACCGAACCCGTCTTGCCCGTCCTGAATGACAGGACATTGCCGCGCAAATGCTGCCGGCCCATATCGGTCAAATCCCCCCGACGACTTCCAACGTGCAGCAGTAGCTCGAATGCAAGCCGCTGCATGCTTCCTTCATCCCATCTCGCCCGGAATGCGGCTGCGTCCTCAATCGTCCATGCCTCAAAGCCATCCGACTTGACCGGGAGCTTTTCAACGCCCGCGCAGGGATTATCCCGCCGGTGGTCATTCTTGACGGCCCACGAGAACAGCCCGCTCATGGCCTTTAGGTAATTGTTGGCCTGGACGGGCGTACCCGCCATCTTGTCCATGCGGTTCCTAATGTGCTTGGGAAGGATATTGGCGAACTCGACGCCGCCGTTTTGCTCGACAACATGCTTGAAGATGTTGGAGCGTTGCCTTCTGGTCCCGTCAGCGAGTGTCACCCACGCGCCGCTTTCCATATACCGCTCGATCAGCCATCGCATTGTACTGGCTTCTGCGGGCGATTTGGAGCGTGGCTTAGGTTTCCCTGCAAGGCATGCCGCATAGGCCATATCGAATTCGTGGCTGTCTGGATCGTCGGGGAGCCTCACCCGAGCGCCTTTGTCGATACGGAAATACAGAAGCACCTTCCCATAGCGGGTGATAGTCTTGGTGACGTGCTTGGGAAGGGGCTTCGGCATTCCCTTATCAGAGGGCGAAATCATCGGGGAGATCAACCTTTTTCTGCCTGTTGATATCCTGTATATCTGGGGAGACCCCAAAGCGCCGGCCGTCGATCTCAACCCAGACGGTCACGTTTTCACGCTTGGCGATCATGGCCATTCGCTTCAGGTCCGCGGATTTGACGAGAGCCGGCGCCGTCATGCTTCCCGCTCCTTATGCTGGAGGACCGACCGTGCGCGGTCTATCCAGTACGGGATGACGAGATCTGTCATCGCTCCGTTGTTGTGAAGATCGACACGGCGGGCGTCATTCACGATGCCCTCCAGCGCCTCTCTCGCCTTCGCTAGTTCCGCTTGGAGGGTTTCGATGCGGTCGGCGGCCTCTTCGCATGTCTCGTCAATGTTATGCCAACCGCCTTGATCCTTGGCATACGCGCGTAACCGCTCCACGATATCGCTACTCATCGCTTCCCTCCTGCTCTGGGGTGGAGGATGGGGGATATCGCCCGCGTCGAGGGAGCTTCTGAGGCGATGACCAATTCTAGTTCGCTCAGATGGTCGCGGATGTGCTGAGCAAGAATATCCTGTGAGTGGGTAAGACCCTTCACGCGCTTGCCGTCTACGATCGGACCCTCGGGGCTGTTCTGTTCAGCAATTTGGACGTTGATTTCCAGCTGGTGGCGGATAGCCGCAATGATCTCGCTCGCCTTGCTATGAGACTCGGGCACTGGGCCTGCTGCCTCTTCTCCATGTGGGGTGAGGGCGGCGGAATTCGCGAGCCCGATCGATAGGATATTCTCGATCGCCTTGTCGTCTAAGATCATGCCCCAAGGCATGCCTTCCTGCGGCGATGCAGACCAAGAGACCGCCTCGATCATTTCCTTCGTCACTGCAATAGCGGTAGTCATGACTCAAACGTCCCTTGTCTTTCCGAATCCAGCGCTGCGAATTTTGGCTTTGGAAGAAGGCCAGATGCCTAGGTGTTTCTTCCTGATCCGGTCGCATTTGGCTTGGATCGATTGTTCTTCGGATGATTTCTCACGGTGGCTTTCGCGAAGGACGGGGTGCAGGTTGCTTTCCCGATGTTCTCCCCCGCGCCACAAAGCTTTGATGTGGTCTAAGTCCCACTGATCTCCGGCGAGGATCTTGCGGTTGGAAAGCTGGCATATGCCGCCGTACTTCTCGAACACGCGGAGACGGACACGGGGCGGAATTGCCGTGTCATCGGTCTTGCCGATCCATTCTTCAGTTGACCTCATTTGCCCATCCACTTCTTCAGCAGACGGAACCAGCCCACGTATCCGATGGAGTCGCGGAAGCGGTTGACCTCAGCCTGCGCTTTCGCCATCTCCGTTTCTGCCCGGAGGCGGACAAACATCCGGTCCTCGTTCTGCAGGCGAAGGATGGTCTGCGTTCTGGCGTGGGGGTAGCGCTGGAGGTATGTCTTGGTCCTGTCCATTATGCTGCAGCCTCCGAAAATGCGTCCTCTGGGGTAATGCCGTATGTCTCCGCGATCCACTTCACGGCCTTGTCGCAGAAAGCCTCAAACTCCTGCTCGCTCATGCTGGAGAAGCTGACGGACTTCGGGACGGCGACAGTGAAGCCCTTGACCATGACCGGCGTCACAAGCCCCGTGTGAAGCTTTACAACGTCATGGAGGGCTTCCGGCGACGGCGCGCACTCGGTAGCCTTGACGACGCGGCCAAGGAACGCCCAATACCAGCGCAGTCGGGAAGGAGAGCGCCCCGTATGGAGAGTTACCTTGATGCGGTCATGCGGAGAGAAACGTTCCAGCAGGTCGCGGTCCATCTGCATTTCCGCGATGAGCTTATCGCCGCGACGGAGCATGTAAATCGCAGGCATCTCGTTCTTTGCCATCAGCCCGCCCCCACAGGTGAGAGCGCAGCAAGGGCGCGGTCGCGGATCGAATAGGCAGTCTCGATCATGTCGGCGTGGCCTTCTGTCTCCAGCGTGGCCGGCACGTCGTAATCGTTCCAGATGGTTTCAACGTCCTCTTGCGTTTTCGCGCTCGACAACGACGTTTCCAGTTCTTCGAGATAGTTGCCGATATCAAATTCGCTCGGCTCTTCCCGGGTCACGTCAACCGCAATCGCGTCCTCGAAGTCATAGGTCTTCGGAGTCTGTGAAGACGGAGGAGGCGGCGCGACGACCGTCTGGGATGTGATGACCTCGGGTGAACGCTCTGCCTCGTCAGGATCGATGATCCCGGCAAAGCCGAATGCATAGCGGGCGCACTGGATAGCAGCCTTGTGTCGCAGCATGCGCTTAGGCCACTTCTGCCAAGGCTCGGTCGGACGCTTGCACTCGTCCATGTATTCCGTAACCATAGTTGGCCGGTTGCGGTCCTTGCGATAGATCGAGCAGGTTACGGCGGTCAGGTTTCCCTTGCCGTCGAACTCGTCCTTGAAGTCGATACCGTCGCACTGCGGATGCGAGTTGATTAGGTTGAACCAACCATCAACGCCGACGATCGGTTGAACGCCGCCGCCCTTCTTCGGGAAAGCGTAGATTTCGCGGGTGATAGGGTTAAGGCCATAATCCTTCGCCACCATCAGGAAGGCCGCAAATTCCTCGTTAGAGGCGTTGGCCGGCATGCAGGTGGATTTGACCGTGGCCGCGAAAGCCTTGGGGTCCATGTTGTATTGGCTCGCCATCGAGGCGATAAGAGACTGACGCTCTACGGGTAATGTGGCAACGTTGCTCATGCTGCTTTCTCCGGCCATCTTTCGTTCAAGTGCCAAAACTGATAATCTTCGTAGGTGATTGGATATTTCGCGAGGTACGGCCAAGCGTGATCGATATGGACGGGAGAGCCGGCGACTTCCGCCTTGAACTCGTCACCGTCTTTCCAGATCGCAGCCGCGACAAAGGGGCGCTTGATTGGAGCCAGGTCCTTATTCAGGCCGCGACGGTCGCGAACCTTGAAATAACCGCACTGAGGCTCGCTCTCATGGATTGGCGGCTTCTCGCCTCTGATGGATTTCAGCCACCAGTCGAAATCATTTTGAGACGACATAGACATCCTCCTGCGTTTTCAGCTTCACCCGCTCGAAAGCAGGAGCCGCTACGAACACCCAAACGAAGCAAGCAGCGAGGAGGACAAACAGCCCGATCAGCGCATACTGCGGTGTTGTCGTGTCGTATGGAGCGGGGCGAGGCTTCGTAAACCTCCCAAGGTGAACCGCATGGGACTTGCATTGGGTTTGGGTGCAGGAGCAGCCAAATTGGTGCTGGACGCAATCAGGACGCATTTGATGCATCCGCTTTGGCAATGGCGATTTGTGTGTCGTTCAGAAGTTCTATCTTCTCGCAAGCGTAGCGATCGACGTGCCACGCTCCGCCGCCGAGCGCGGACCATCTCTTCGCTATGGCGAGGAGTTCTTGGGATACGGATACGGAAGCCGACACTGATATCAGCATCGGCTCGACGTTGTTCCATTCATCGTCAGTGAGCTTGCTTGAAAGCTTCTCGCCTAGGAGGCGAAGCGAGAGCGGAGCATTGTCGATAAGATCCTGCGTCCATTCCGCCTTCGCTTTTATCAACGTTTCTTCCTTAGCGTCGGCGATGGCGGCTTCCATGACGACGCGGGCATTATGGGCCGGTGACCTTGCGGGGGAGCCATAGACTCGCTCCGCCAGAAGGTCAGAGGCTTCTTTCATCGCGCCCCTCAAGCGCTGCAGTTCAGCGTCCTTTGCCGCGTCATAACCACATGTGCATGTGTAGTTACGGCCTTCGCAGTTTCTTGCGTGGTCTTCCATCTACTCCCCCTCCCGGCTTTCGTTGAGGGCGGTGCGGGCGGCAGCAAAAGAATCGCTGTCGGTCCTCACGGCGTCCGCATAGATGAAGTTGCCCTTCTCATCGTACCCGACGTTAACCGGTTGCGTTTCTTCGTTTAGAACACCCTTCAGCGCTTCCCGCAGTCGTGACAGCTCCGCATCCCTGCGTGAGCGCTCGTCGCGCAAAGCCTCTGCAATCATCTGGCTGATCTGGATACCGGCTTCCTTACGGAGATCGAGCCTGTGCGCCGTGATCCATGCCGCGGTCTTTTCGATGTCTGCTGGGATTTTCCCGTCCATCTTCACGCTCCTTCTCTATTGGAAGGGGTGGAGCGGCCTTCGGCGCGGGCGGCGAGCATGGCGTCGGCCATCGCGTATCGAACTTCTGCGCTTAGTCGAAACCGTTCCGAATTAGGTAGATCCCGCCACCATGAATCGAAGGTGCCGATGCTCGTTTGCGCGTCTTTCCAAACCTGATTGCTGCCGTATGTCAGGCCGGCGTGGGTAACAATTTCAGCGTATCCGGGCTGATCGGCATGGACGGCGAAATAGTCGCGAAGGCTCATGCCGTCCTGCTCGTAGTGACCTCCTTGGCTGTGCTCTGCTGCTGAACGCGGGAATGCAGGTCCGCCGTCTCGGCTCGGAGTGAAGCTGCTCATCGTCCTGCCCCCTCATTGAGAGACGCGCCACGGACGCGGAACGAGGAATAGGCTTTGGAAGGGCCGACCGGCAGTTGGCTTTCGAGGTCGTCTTTCCAGTTCGACCATGCGATGCTGTTGCGGACGTAGGACGGGAAGCTGTCTTCGTCCTCCAGTTCGACACCTAGGCCGCTTCCGTCGCGTTCGTAGAGGTATTGACGGGCGCAGTATTCGGTGATGTCCTCAGATTTCCACGTCGTTGTATCGACGCGAAGGACGGTCACGATTTCGTCGTCTGCCAGTTCGTCAAGAACCTCGGAGATCGGCATGTCCTTTCCGAAGAAAGAGCTTTCCCGGAGATACTGGCGCTTGATACGTGCACTGCAGACCACGGCGACGAGGGTTTCGTTAGCCTGGATGGGGAATTTGCGTTCCATTACGCACCTGCCTTTCTTGCGGCAATCATGGCGTCGGCTAGGATGTAGGCGTCCTCGGCCGCGTCCGTGAAACCGACACGATGGTAAGCGCGGTCACCACGGGAAATATCCGAGCAAAGGCCAGCACATATTCCGGCCAAAGCCTGACCGGCGAAATAGTCGCGAAGGCTCATTCCGGGATGGCCCACTTCATCGAAAGTGGGAGTGTCGTCATCAGAATAGCCATGGTCCGCTATTGTTCCGACCTGTTGCCAGCGCTTACCTGGGAAGGCCAACCCGCCATCATCGATTTTCTTGCTGTGTGACATGTTCTTCCTCCTACGAGGGGGTGGGGAGAGGGTGAAATTAGGCTTTCGAAGGGGTAGCGTTCGCTACGTCGGCGCGGTTCACGACCTCGATTAGGACGCGGGTCAGCGCCATTTGCTCGACGGACGCTTGGCCCGAAATCGTCTTGGCCAGAGCGCCGTTTATGACGGCCAACTTCTTGAGGGCCATCAGTTCAATCGGCGTGATTTCGATTTCTGCCATCCCCATCATCCTTCTCTGTTGCTGCGACCAGATGGCGGAGGCCTTCGTGTGTCGCTTGGTGGCTTGTGAAAATCAGGCGGCGGATAGGTCGCCCATGTCTGTTGAATTGAGAAATGCGATGACTTCGCGCTTGGCTTCCTCCGACTTGCGGATCCCATCCAAAATGGTCAAAGCTTCGCGCCGTGCTTGTGTTTTCCGGAACTCTGGAGCGGCCACCCATGGCCCGCCCCACTCCTCGAAGATGATCTTCGCGACGGTCTCGATTGCCGCGTCCATCACGCACCTACCGAAACGAGTTTGGAATACGATCCGTCCTGCATGACGTATGCGCTGTAGTAAGCGCCCTTGGGGCCACGAAGGCCGAGATGACGAACTGCGCCAGTACGTGCAGCGTTCGGGCCTACCGCATGGTCAAAGCCAACTTCATATTCAGTTCCGTTGATTTCGATCTTCGTCATTTCCGTTTCCTCTTCCACCGCGACCAGATCGGCGGTTGCTTCTTCGTCTCGCTGTCTACGAGGGTGAATATCGCACGCTATTGCGTGTCATGCAAGTAGAAAAACACGCGATAGCGTTTTTATTTTCTTGCGGATCGGGGAATCATCGCTTAGAAAAGAAAAAACCCCCGCTGGTGAGGCGAGGGTTTGAAAATCAGTCGAGCGGTTGAAGACGATGGCGACTGATCTGCTTTTGCAAGCAGTTGTTGTTTACCATCGGGCGCAGACAAAGACAAGCCCCACTCCGAAAGACCGAAGGGGCGTCTGCCGTGGCTCTACCAGGGGCGACGAAAAAGTGCGGTCAAGGTTTGGCGCTGGTTATCGACCAAATCGGAAGGGGTGACGGTCGGCTCGGTCGGTCAGATCACCTTGGCATAGGGGCTAACCTCGGATGCTCTATGAGCACGGGGCTTAGTCCTCCTATGTTCGGGGTTCAGGTCTCTCTATCGGTCAGGGCACTTAGAGGAGATAAGAATGAAGGATAATTCAGGGATAACGTGGTATCGAAACAAGGAAGAACTGCGAAAGGCTATTGCTTCTGGAATTGAGCCTTCATCGAAGCGCGGATGTGCTCAAGGCACGTTTCAAGTTCTGCGAGCTGCGATTGCCCGAGCTTTATTCCGAATTGCTTCCCGGTTGGAAGGGTGAAAATGATGGCGACCGATCCGGCTAGATTGGCCTCATTCATCATTACCTCATCAACGGCAGCTATGTCGTAGACGTAAAGCTTGTCATCGTCACTCATCTGCAAATCCTAACAATCGGTTAACGACTCGTTGCAATATGTTGCCCGCATAGGGTGGTTGTTCTTGCGGGTGTAAATTAACAGTTGCTTACAAGTTCTTTCGGGGCAACCATCGTAGGGCGGGCACGCAGCCATAAATTTTCCAAGGATTCTGTTCCTAGGCGGGTTGATAAACGCTGCTGATCGTCTATCAATAAGAAAATGTTCCTATGGCGGAGGCGGCGTATGAAAATTTTCACAGAGATGTATGCGCATTGGCAGACGTTCACTCCTGAGAAGAAGGAACTTGCACTTGAATATCTGGAGAAACTGAAAGCTTGCGGAAAAGCTCCAGAGCAGCAGGTTTCGCAGATGGTGGAAGACCCGCAGCGGCTTCAACAAGCTGCATGTCCTCCTCGCTGATCTCAGATCCGGTTAGGACATACCCGACCTTCGATTTTCCGAGCACATTCATGATTGCCAAGAACTTATCGACAGTCGGCTGCTTCCTGTCCTTGACCATCTGCTGAACGTAATTTTGCCCAAGGCCAGCCTCTCGGCTGATCTCCTTGTAGTCCTTGCCGGCCATTTTCGACGCCTCAATGAGATTGAGCAAACGATCGAACCAAGCCGCATCTGTCTTTTTATTCATGTCGTTCATGTCACGATTCATAGCACGCCGAAATTATTTTTGGCGCACGTTATAGCGTGTATTGACTGACACGCGAAAGCGTGCCATGTTGCATACATGAGCACTAAACTCCTATCCGAGATTGAACAATTCATGGTCGAGGCCAAGCTTGGCCCGCATCGTTTCGGCATCCTGGCGGTGCGCAATGGTCGGCTTGTTGAGCGCCTCCGAGAGGGTAGACCAATCCTCAATAGCACGGAGCAGCAGGTGCGCGACTTCATGCGCCAGCATCGTTCCAAGGCTCGCCAGTCGGAGAGCGTCTGATGTCGGAACATTCCATAGACGAACTCAAGCGCCAACTCCAGCAAGCAGAGGGAAGGCTTAAAGCCGCTCAGCATGCCTACGCCGACGCGAATAGGCGCCTTCAAAAGGCGCTGGCAGATGAAACGGGATGGATCGGCAAGAAAGCGACAAGGGGAGGCCGTTCCATTGTCGTTCAGGACATTCAATTCGTTGGCGACAGACCGTTTAAGGTCACCGGCTTTAAGCTCAATCGGGATGGCCGTCCCGGCCGCGTCGAAGTGTCGTTCATCATCGATGGAGATACCGTCGAGTTCACCGACTACGAGATTCCCTCCAACGGAAACGGGAAGTGAGGACGCCCAATGAGTGACATCCCGGAAGACATCATGCGAAAGGCTGCTGACGCTCTCCTTGCGGCCGGCCATTCGGTTCGTATTGGCGATGATGCTCATGTCACCATCGCCAAAGCCATCCTTGCTGAACGCCAGCGTGACCAGTGGCAGGATATCAGCACAGCGCCGAAGGATGGAACGGAAATCTTGGCCGGGTTCTCCAACGACTACGGCTATCAGGAAAATCCAACGATCTATGGCCCGTGGACGGTAGCATTCGTGCGAGGGAAGTGGATGGCAAGCTGGGACGGTCTTCAGGTCATCGAATCTCAAACCGACTTCGGGACCGACTACAAGCAAACTGACATCGAGCCCACCCACTGGTTGCCTCTTCCTCCCCCACCAGCAAACACCAATGGGAAGTGAGGGAACCATGACCCATTCCAAACCCCGGCAGGTGGAGGAGGCGCAATCATGAGCGATCAAACTGCTACTGCAATACGAGAAGCTATTGAGGCTTTCGACGCCGGGACCGGCCCAAGTCCGGCTCGCGAAGAGTGCGCCAAGCTGGTTGAGCAAATGCTGGAAGATCCGATTTTCAGTAATCATGCGAGGGTCAAGTGTGCATTGAAGATTGCGGCTCGTGCTATCCGTCGCGGACGGCATCTAACCCCATCTGAGAAGCTTGAGAACGTGATCAGATGGCTAGAACAAGAAGAGAAAACGCCGTGAGGAAGATTATCCCTTACCCACTTCGCGCAACGAAAATCAGCATCGACTTCAACCCTTTTGGGTTCTGGATAAAGCCGACTTTCACGCACCGGAAATCCCTGACTGAGAGAGCAAAAGCGAACGGTGAAACCATCTGGTGGGCTCGGTGGGCTTGGTTCCAGATTAGCTTTTCGCGGTGGGTGTAGACGATGGCAGCGCAATCCCAAGCAGAGGCAGAGAAACAATGAGCGAGACAATCCGAATGGCGCACTTTGGCGATCCATGCATCCATTGCGGTGTATCTTTCGAAGATATGGCTTCGGGCTCGTGTAACGGCGATCCATCGAAGGTGAAGATTATTCGGTTCGGCGTTGTTCGTCAGGCTTGGCAAAATCCGGTCACCCAATGCGATGACGTAATCGTCCTCAAAAGCGACGGCTGGACCTACCACGAGAGCCACCACCCATCGTCGCACTGGCGGTACAGCGAGCGTTTCAGGGATGCCGAATGCGTCGGTCGTGACGCTATTCTGACAACTGAGGCTGCGTGTGTGGCTCGCCGTTCCTCCAAACCCAACCAGATAGAGGCAACCAGATGAGCGAGGTACGCCTCTCCCAAAACGAACGGACCGCTCTGAACGCATGGATCGATACCGAGGCTGACTTCGGCTTCCTCTGCTTCAAGGCGGTTGGTCACAAAAGCGGGCTCCCGTCCCATCTCATTCGCCGCACGGTGCGCTCCCTTGCGCGGAAAGGTCTGCTGCAGTTCGCCAAAGGCCTGACGGACGAGGAAGGCGAGTTTTACGGATCGGGATACGGTCTTACGGCTCAAGGTCGGGAAGTCCTCAACACGTTCGAGCAAACCAACCAGACAGAGGATGCCGCATGAGCGAGTGGCTCTATCACAAAGGGACAAAGTTCGCGCCTGTCGATGAACAGATGTCGGTTGACGTCATCACCAATAAGGGCCGCGTCCTCGAAAACGAGCCAGCCGGAACGCTGGATTGGTCGCGTGAGGGGTCGGACTGGATCATCGGCTATCGCCCTCATTTCGCACAATCCCAAGCAGAGGCAGAGAAACAATGAGCGCACTGCGCATATCCATTCCTTTGATCGCCCTGGCTATCGGCGTCAGTGCATGTTCCGACGCAGACATTGCCTCGCAGAACATTTCTAAGGCTGCCGACATGTTCGAGATCAACCGCCGCGTCGTCTTCTACAACGGTATTACCGGCGACTACATCTTGAGCGTGGAGGGCCTTTGCTCTCTCGGAAACAACGACAAGGCCCGAGAGGTGACGATCACCTGCAAGACCGGACCTAAAGCGTTCAAGAAGCATTTCCTTGGCCTCTCCGACAACGTGACGTTCTTCGCGGAGCAGTTGGAGACGGTTGATGTCAGCACATACCACTACCGTGTGATTTTCAAGCCTCAGACGATCCTGCCTGACATCGATTTTCGCGGCAGCGCGAACGAGTTAACCACCAACAGGGATTAGGCAAATGACCGCATACCTATTGCCAGCAGCATTGATGATTGCAGGGGTCGTGGTTCTCGCGGTCCTGATCCACCGTGGCAAGGCTCTTGCACAGAAGGAATACTGGAAAGACGAGGAGTCCTCCGAAGCAATCCTTGCGTGGCACACCATGCGGGCTCTTGAGCGAGACCTGTTCACCAAGATCGATTGAACACCCATTGGCGCTGCGGGGGACGCCTCCTCTAACTCGCGCGTCACGGCTGCCGGTCCTCTCAGTCCTCCCAAGCAGGATCGGCAGCCACCAACACCTGAAGCCTCGGCAGGGACCATGAGGCAGTGAGTTTAACCGCGAGGAAGCCGATCGGATAGACATCATCGTCCAGATCCATCGGCTCCCCCGCATCCCCCCAGAACCCATAATTGGCGGCGGTTTGGGTAGGGAAGATTAGAATTTTCGCAGTTTCCCCAGGGGAAGCGGCAGACGACGGGGCACTAGTCCCGGCAAGGATAAAGGCTCCGTCGTCATCAATGTGAGTGCTTCTGTAGGTCATCGGCAGCTCCCTTTCACGAGTGAGAGATAACCACAGGAGTTTTCGGAAATGTCCGAAAAGGCATCGGAGAAATCAGAAATGAGCACGGTTGAATTTTGTCAGCGAGCTTTGCGGGAGGAAATAGCGCCTCCGAGCATCGGTAGTGTGCTGGCTCGCATCCGCTATGCCTCGCGCCGTCTGGGGTGGTCCTACAGCCGCACGAAGGATGCTTGGTACGCTGATTCCAGAATTTCCATCAAGCCAGAAGAGCTGTTCCGTATCGAGGCGGTCAGCGGTCTTACCTACGCACGACAGGAGCTGCGGAAGAATGAGGAAGCAATTGAACGAGCAACCGCTCTCCTTGGGGGCGAAGATCCGCATATCCTTCGCACGGTGGTTGCTGCGGTCTTCCAGGCGCTTGGCTTTCAAAATAGCCCCCGAGCTTAGGGAGCTAGACGAATGAGGTTGGCTCATATCATGGGTGCAAGTCTTGCGGCGGCCGCAGCGAGCTTGGTTATCACCATCGACCGGAACGAAGGCGAGAGAAGCTATCCGTACACCGGGGGCTCGCCTGCGCCGAACGATCACGGTCCTATCACGGACAGCACAAAGGAAAGCAAGCGGGCGAGGCGTCGTCGCTTGGCTCGCGCGTCTCGTGGCGCCTAACCCTTCCCCGGCCGCATGACCTCCCAGCGGCCCAACTCTCGACTTCGGTCGAGCTTCTTATTCGAGGATAAAATGGCAGAGCATCTTTTGTTCAGCGATCACTTAACTTCTAGGGAAGTTCATCGCCCGATCGCAGAGACATATCTAGGTCAAGCTCATATCGCTGGCACAGGACCCGATGGCAAGACCTGCCGGGAATGCAGGTTCTGGTGCGTAAAGAAATTCAGGAAGACCCCGGAAGGAAACTACGAGGAGGTGTCTATACCTCCCGGATATTTCGGCAAAAAACACCAGACAAATCCCAGCGGCATCAAGAAAGCCAAATGTAATCGGCCAATCTTAAACAAGGCCAACAGGCTTATCCCACATTCAGCAAAGGCATGCAGACTTTTCGAACCGGCTGCTTGCCCGCCTTCTCCGGTGAAGACCAATGCCTAGCCGAGTCCCCGAGAAGGTGGGTTTCCTTAGCGGTGAGATAGAAGGTCTCCGTGCCAGAATTGGCGAGCGCGCCAACGCCGTCCAGCGCGACAAGCTGGAGATGCTGAAAGACATACGCTCGGACTACCAGAAGTCGCTAGCCGCATCCAAGGCAAGAGAGGCGGAACAGAAGGAGGCCGAGCATGCCGTTTCGTGAGGTGGATATTCATTTCGAGTTCCCGAAAGATGCGGATGAAAAGGCTCGCTTAGTCAGGAACCAGAGGAAGCTAGGGCGCCAATGGCTCTCCACAGCAATGGTAGACGGCAAAATGCGGATGCGGTTCGGGCGCATCGAAGCATATGAGGAAGAGAAGCCCGCGCCATGTGATCCTCCAGGCTTAAAGCCAAGGTGGAGGCCGATCAATTGACAGCGGTTCTGACGAGAGAAGAGGGCCGCAAGCTTCTGACCAAGCCAAAGCGGTCGAAGTACGGCAATCAGAAGACCGTCGTGGACGGGATAACTTTCGATTCGAAGCGGGAAGCCGAGCGCTGGCTATACCTCAAGAGCCTGCAGGATGCGGGAGAGATCAGCCACCTGGAGCGCCAGCCTAAGTTCAAGCTCTGGAGCGGCACTCGGCCAATCCTCTACGACAACGGCAGACAGGCCACGTATTCCGCGGATTTTGCCTATTTTTCCGCTGCTGAAAACAAGCGCGTGATCGAGGACGTGAAGTCGAAAGCCACTCGGACGCAAGTGTATCTGCTCAAGCGGGCGCTTGTCCATGCAAACTACCCCATGACCAAGATAATCGAGGTTTAGCGGCAATGACAAAAGAGCAATTGGAACAGTTCGAGG